CGTAAGCGTCTGCTGGGACAGTCGCTAGGGTTGTAATTCCCAGAAATAAGTTGGGGGAGAGTCTCCCCTCCCCCTTAGTCTTATGCGCCTTTAGATCCATACACGCAACGAGGATCAGAGTAACCGTAGCTATAACGCTCACGGGCTTTGAACCGTACATTACCTGTATCAAAGTCGCCCTCCATCTTTGTAGACATTGGCATACGCTCAAAGTGAACGAAGCCACGAGGAGCATCCGTCTTAATGAAGAATGCATCAGTGTCTGTAAGATAGTGGTTAACGGTGTATCCCTGCGGAAGCATACCCATGTTACGCATTGCGTTAACATCGTTATCCGCAGAACCTGGACGAAGAGTGGACTCAAGAAGACGATCCGCCACGAACTGAAGTGCGGGAGGAACGATCAACTTCTGACCACGAACCGAAACTTTAAGTCCACGCTCATCGACAAAAGCTGCAATGTCAATAAGAGCATTCTCAAGGCTGGTTTCGTTCAGATCAGCATCTGTGCTGGGTTCGTTACGAAGAGTACCGTTATTCACAAGAGGATGGTCTGTAGCACAAAGCTCCTTACCATCACCACCTGCAAAAGTGCTATCAAAAGCATTGTTTAAAGTAGCTGCGCCTTTCACCTGTTTGGTGTTAGCCATGCTACGAGCCAAAGCCTTTGTGTAGCGAGAAGCAAGACGATCATAAAGATTATCTTCAATTGCTTCTTCCGTAATGGAGAAAGCAAGTGCGATAGTCTCATGTGTGTATCTTGCAGTGTACGCTTCTTGTGCATCGTCAAAAGATACAGCGGAACCTTCACCCTTAACAGGTGCAGATCCAAAACCAGAAAGCATGACTTCTTCTTCAAAGGCACGCTCTGAGGATTCTGTATCATAGATTTCAGATGCCTCATCTTCATATCTAGCATACTCAAGGCCGAAAAGGGCATTGAGGCCAGGTTCTAGCTCTTTTGCTAGTTGGGCTCTACTGATAGCCATTTTCTAATCCTCCTATACGCCAGTAGTTGACGGAGTACCAGCTACGATAGCACCGTTGTTACTGTTAAAGTGATTGTTCAAACGTACAACCATGCCAATGCCAGCCGCTGCAAAATCAGCGTTTTCAGGATCATCTACCCAACCCATAATCCGCATGTGAAGAGCGGCTGTTGTGGCGATTGTGCTCACGGCCAAACGGCCAAGAGAAACACCAGTAGCATCCGTTCCTGTTGTGGCGGTTGAGAAGTTAGCATTTGCAAAAACTGCAGCACGAGCTCCAGCTTCATTGGTTAAAGTAGCATCCGTTGCAATTACATAAAGTTGCATTGGATCATCATTAACAAATGCTTTTACGGGGTGATTACTATCAGCCCCAGATCCCGGCCAAGTTGTACTAAACACGGGTTTTCCAGTGGTGCTAGAAACATATTCACATCCCTGAAATACACCCAACAAACCAACAGTTCCACCAGCGGCAGCACCCACGATGTCAATAAACCCTGTTGAAAGGGGAATGACAGGAGAGCCTTGGTAAATTTTATTGGTATTGCCGTTTGCAATCTCATAGAAAGTGTAGTTATTAGTACCAGTGGAGTTAGCGGCACTACCCTGCTTCATTAGAGGGCGTAGACCAAAGCTTCCATTACTGTTAGCCATTTTCTATCTCCTAGTCCTCATTTTGAGGACCTCCAAAAGTTACACGAGACTGCCTATCAGGATTGTTGATAGGCATTGCCGGATGCTGTTCACGAGCTAAATCGTTATCAACAGCGGCCATTTGATTAATAGTCATATTACGGAAATGTTCATCCCGTTCTTCAACTATTTCAAGTGGAATTCTTGCAAGCAACAATCCACCTACACCTATAACACCAGCGTGTTTACCATCTTCGATAGTCGGGGCATCAAAGTCAGGGTATTCATCACCACGTACCAGTTCCCATCCCTCTCGAGATCGTGCTGCTACGTTTTTACGGTCATCAAAACCCATTACTTCAGACCTGATCCATCGATGTTTGTAACCATCTGGAGCTTCTGGTGCGTCCAACATGGACGGGGGCCTCCAAGATCCTTTGCGTGCTTGCCTTGCACGAGTTTGATTGGCTCTAGGCGTTCTCGTAGACTTTTGGCGAGTTGTGTTCTCAGTATTCATGATTAATCCCTCACATATTTAGCATATTCTTCAAGCGGTACATTTAACCTCTTTGCAATAGTAACTTGAGAAGGCGTTAATCGCACAGTTTTTCGTCCACTTCTATTGCGGGATGCGGAAGCTTCGGCTGACGCAACCTTTCGGCTTCCCCCGTTACTTTTAGACTTAGAATCGAATTTATGCGGAAACTCACTTCTTAGTCTGCTGTCAAGTTCAGCATAGTAGTCATCAGACTGAGGGTCAAACCCCTCTTCCTCTACAAGTCGTCTATGGATGCCAAAAGCACCATATGTCATAACTTCGTCTTGTCCGAACCAGTTATTGTTTTTTGCCCAAGCTTCTGCTTTTGGGTCTGGTTGTGCGGGAGGAGCGGTTGGAGCAGATTTAGCTGTTTCTGTAGTAGGAGCAGCTACTTCAGTCTCATTAGATTTCTCAGCTCGTATAGACTTTAGCGTCCCTTTTTCAACACTGAGAGTAGCCAAAGCCTCTTGAGCTTCAACAATTTTATCAACGTCACCCGTCTCGTGGGCTTGTTTCAGTATCTCTTTGGCTGAATCAATTTGATTTGTAACCCTTGATTCAAACTGTTCTTGATAGCCTTTATCTAAGGATTCTATACGCTTTTTAAGATCTTCATTTTCTTTGCGTACATTTTCGGCATATTCAACTGCGGATTGTTTTTGCCTTTCTTCCTCACGAAATCGCTTGGTTAAATTATTTATTCGGCCTTTTACGCCAGAACTATATTCATCAAGCTCATCCTCAGAAGTTTTTTCAGCGGTTGCTTCTACAGCTTCAGCGGTTTCCTCCTTGGAATCCTCTGAAAGTTTTACGTCTACCGATTGTTCTTCGGTGTCACCAATATCAATTTTAGTTTCTTCAGGCATGGTCTATCTCCATGATTACCTTCTTCTTTCTATACATGCTTAATGTCATCAGGTTCCAAGATTGTAGCAATTACCTCATCATCGTTAATGATGCGTACTTCACCACCTTCAATTTTAAATCGAGCTCCGGCATAACGGCCAATACAAACCCAATCACCTTCAGAACACCAAGGTTGCCCATCTGGGCCAAATTTACCGGGGTCTTGATATGCAAGAGGTCCAATCTTCAATACATACGCAACCACAGTAGCGAGTGCTTCCCTATCACGAACAGAATCAGGAATATGTACTCCACCGTCCGTAGTAGCTTTGCCCATATAAGGCATAACAAGAAGTCTCCAGCCAGTAGGCTGGGGCAATCTTTCTTTAAGATTTTTAGAAACCAAAGACGGATCTAGGACTTTTTCATTCTTGTTTACGTAAGGTGTGTTTAGTACTTTTTCTTTCTTCTTTTTTTGCGAATCCAGAATATGATCTGGAACGAGTAATGTTTTAGTCATTCTTCCTCCGAAGTTTGCAAGAGATCTTTAATCTCTTGTTCTGCGAACTCTAATCCCCTTAATTCTCCCACCAATTGCCTATAAGACTCCATGTCTTTAGGATTGCCGTGAAGGATTGAGTCCTGGGTTAATTCTATGCGACCTTGTATAGACTTTAATATCGAATAAGCAAAGGTCGTTGGGTCAGACATTAAAAAGATCCTCTAAAGTTCTTACCAGCAATAGCTCCGCCATGGGAATACTTAATAGGACCACGAGGTTTCTCAGTTATACCTCCTCGCATATAACCAAGTTCATCCGTCATCATTCCGCCCATGTTACGGAGAGGCTTAGTTATGACCTCATCTTTACCGGGCTCTTGTGGTTCAATGACATTAAATCCATCCGTTACCCCATCACTGTCCTTGTCAACAGGAATAACAGTACCACCAACTTCCGAGGCATACTCTTCTGCATCAGACTGTTTGGTATAGGTTACACCTTTACCCATTAGAATGTTCCTTTTCCACTATTGTCATTGTAAGTAAAACCCTTAACTTGAGCAGGAGGGGTTCCCTGAACACGAGCCATACCGCCATCGGCCATAAAACCCATTTTATTTCTAACTTCAGTCGGTAATTTTGCTAGTCCAGGATTTTTACTTTTATCTACTTCTTTTAATCCCATACCACCCTTTTCCATTCCCATTTCCATGTCATTCATCCTGTTTGCCTTTTTCATAAGATTTCTCGCTCTTTCCTTAGAAATATCCATTTGTTCAGACATCTGATTTGTCATTCTGCTCTTAGCCATCAAAAAATCCTCACTTCCTTTATAACACCACCATGACCACGTTTAACAGCTTTAACTCTTCTGGGCTTGCCAGCAGGTTGCCCTAAACGCTTTTTCTGAGAAATCCTAGACCTCTTCTCAGACGAGGTTAATTCTTTTGACGTTTTAGGGGTCTTCTTGGAAACACGCTTGCTAGGTCTACAATAAGGTGTGCCTCTTTTCTCACCTTTCTTCCTACCACAAGCCTTGCCAGTTCTTACGTCAACCCACTTTTCTTTAAACCAGCGTTTAAGATCAGATCCCTTTTTTGTCTTACGAACAGCCATTAAAACATCCTAGCTTTACGGACGTTAGAAGTTACTGCACCACCTACACCACGTTTTGTTTTATTACCGTAGTTTTTAGCACCTACTTTACGGCACTTGGCAATCGCACCAGAAGCATAGGCACTAGGAAAAACTCTATAACGAGCTTTTACTTTGTGATAACAGGCATCTTTCTTAGACTTGGTTTTAGACATTAACCCTTTCCTTTTTTATTTCTTTTAGAAACAATAGATCTAAGTGATTTGGCTTGTTTAGAATGTAGTTTAGAAGCTTTTTTAAGACCTTTAATAACTTTTTTAATTTTTCGTCCGTTTTGTTTAGAAACCATAATTAGCACCTCCACCTTCTACGAGCTTGTCTAATACGACTATTAGGATCATTACGAGTTTTAGCAGAACTCTTCTTCAATTGACCCAGAGATCTAGCACAATAGCTCTTTCTACGTTTAGCTGCAGCACTTCCCTTTTTAACTTTACCAGTAACGGCTGTTTTTAGTTTAGACCCTGGATTAGCCTTTCGATAGGCTTTAACACCCTTCTCCGTCATACCCGCACCACTTTTGGTAGGGCGGTAGTTTGCACCCTTACCTCTAGTTGTGCGTCTAATAGATTTAGATGGTTTTCTAGCCATATTGTTTCACGTGAAACATTATTTTTTCTCACTATATAAGTTATCAAATGTTACTGAAGGATCCATGTAACTCCCATCTGACTCAGCACTATGTGTCCACTGGCTTGGTCTAAAATCAGGAGCTCCTTTACCTGTCTCCCACAAAGCCGGACTTGTTGTTCTAACACGATTATTAGGCAACGCCACTATATTCCCTGTCCATGCTCCAGCATCTGTAAGTTCAATAACATGACTTTGTTTGTGTTGAGCGGGGCAGTCTGAAATCCGTGAATCTGTATAATCAACAGTAAACATATACTTTCCAGTATAAAAATCCCCATCAATCTTACAAAGCCACGGGCTTGAGCTTGTTCTGTCATATTCTATAACAGAATGATTTCTAGAACTACAATCCCAAGGCTGTACAAGGTGAGTCATCATTCTATCAGGCCATTCCTCTAATGGTGTATCCGCAACAAGAGCTGTAATGGGCATCCTTGCCCACATAGCCCCTCCA